AGCTTAGTGTGTTAAGGGTTAATATTTTCGATGTTTTACCTTCGTACTTATTCTCAATATACTTAATAACTTCAATCCTCCTATCATAAGAAATATCATTATCAATGTCAGCAAGTAGAGAACCGTCAAGAAAGACTTCTCCATTATGCTCAATTTTTTTGGCTCTGCTTTTAGAGACGAATCTCTCAAAAAATAATTCATATTTAATAGGGTCAATGTTTGTTACACCAAGAAGAAAAAGTACCAAGCTGCCAGCTGCACTTCCCCTGCCAGCACCCGTTGGGATGCCACTTCTTTTGCAGTAATCCATAATATCCCAGTTAAGTAGTATATAGTCTACAAAACCAAGATCGTTTAAAATGTTAATTTCCATCTGAACCCGATCATAATAATCTTTTCTGTTATCGGCTTCGATGAGAAGCTTATCTCTAAGGCCCTTTCTACAAAGCTGCTTCAAGATTTCTAAGCTAGAGCTTCCGTGCTTTAAACCAAGGGATTCTAGCGTGTCGTCTGGTACGATAATCTCTGGCAACTTAACGCCTACTGGAAATGGGTTTTTATATCTCATAGTTCAATGTCGTAAAGTTGTTTGTGAAATATCTCAAAGTTCATTTCAATATCGTAAAGAGCATCATGCAACCTTTTGGGGTCAAAGTCAATCTCATATTTTTTAAGCAGGGTTAATTGAGATGTTTTTAATCCTCTTTCCCTGTGGTTTAACCACCTATACTGCCAGTATATAAAATCTTTTTTATCAACAGGTGACTCTTTAACTATCGCTGTTGCTATAGCTTTTGTATCGATAATCCTGTTTATGTAATCCTGTAACAAGGGTTCACCAATAAGTTTCCTCCACACATCTATCATATATACATCAAAGCCAAGAAGGTTTTGGCCGACAATTTTGTAAGAATCATCATATAAATACTTTGAAAATTCTTGCCAAACTTTCTTTGGGTCTTCGGCATTCTTCTCGTAATGAGATTGGCTAAACCCAGTAATCCTTGCCGCATCTTTTGACACATTTAAATCATCCCAATATATAAGTTTGTCGTATTTCTTAATAATTTTGTTGCCTTGGGCTACAATCCAAGCAGCTTGCCATGGCTTTGACTTTACTAAATTTAAACCCTCGGTCTCGGTATCAAAAATTATATACTTTTGATTTCTATTGTATCTCAATAAATCGCTGTTCATTACTTGGTGTTCTCTAAATAAGATTCAAAACAGAACTCGTCACTAGAGAAGTGGTTTAAGTTAGGGCAAGATAATGTCGCTTGTCTACCAAAGCTTCTGTTGCAAAGTATTTTATATGTTTGCAAAGCCTCTACATCTTCTTTGTTTTTATAATATATAGACTTAACAAAACTTACAGGATAATTACCACTAGTAAACTCTATTACTTTTTGCTCAATAAGTTTATCATATGGAAGGTTGTTCTTCTCTATCCAGAACCTGGGATTTAAATCCTTCATATCTGGTATACAGTTTTTTAAGAAAAGGTTATTTTGATGTATGAAGCTGTCGTAAAATGGGACAATAAAAGAAAGAGAATCCTTATCCCAAAAAGACCTAAGCTCTTCGTAAGTTATCCTGCCGTCATTATCCACAAAGGCTTTTGAATAGATCTTATTCATCAACTTACAGCCCTTGTCATCCAAGGCAAAGACAACACACTTATGATCTGAATCTTTACTATCAACAGAATTACACAAAGTTATTCTTAATCCATAAGTCAAATCTATTTCGTTTTTTGAACAAGCACGAAAAGCCTTCATAAAACTTGTTAAATTATCTTCAACTAAAGTTAAAGATTTAAAATTTTTATCCTTACATATCTGAATAATGCTATCAATAGTTAGTATGCTTTTACCTATTGAATATGTAGACTTAAAAATGGGTTTCATCACAACACAATGATACCAAAAATATATGATACGTCAAGAACAATGTTTAGTATTATCTATGAGCAGGACACCCAGCGTAGTGTTTTAGTTCATAAGAGCCTCCATCTGGGATCATATCTTCAGAAAACTCATCATCAAAACAAGATTTATGAAAATTACCTTCAGAGTCTTTAATCTCATAATAAAAGAAATCAAATTTCATACCACAGTGCCACATAGGGGTCCCGTCTTTTTTAAGCTGACCTTTTTCTTTGGCAAAACCACACAAAAGCTTACAGCTAAAAGAACCGTCGCTAGGAAAGCCCTTATATGCGGCCATGTTTTTTGTTGCCATGCCTTCTGTAAAGTTGTCTAGATAGTGTTGCATCTCTGTAAGATGATGTTCAAAACCATGAAGGTCATGCTCGTCAAGAGGCTCCATTCTTATCACTCCACTTTTTTTAATATCTGGAATTAAGTCAAACTTAAGAAACAAAAATTCGCTTTGTTTTGTTTCGTACTCTGGGAACATGTGCTTTACCGCCAAGCTATACATAAGATCCTGCATATTGTCTTCTGCATCTTTACCTTTAAAGGTCTCCTTGCTGGTTTTAAAATCCCTAATTAATGCAAAGTTTTTATCTTTATAAAGAAATAGTTTATCAATAAAACCTCTAATTTTATATTTAACGACACCGTCGTTTACAACAATATGAAAATCTTTTTCAGAATGCTCTTCGGTTGGTTCTCCTTCTTTGTCACCAAAAAAATCATACATCAAACCATTAAGAGTCATCTCTTTCATCATTCTAATGTTATCTTCATCATCAATACCCTCTTTTATCGCATGTTTAAACATGAGCCTTTTGATTGATGGGACACTAAAGATGTCAAGTGTTCTAATTATTTCATCAAAATAATGCCTCCTGTTTTTTTCGCCTAGAAGTTCAAATATCAAATGGCAAATAGAACCTCTTCTCGCTCCATCATTACTTCTGTCTGGAAGTTTAAGTTTGTACTTCGTCCAATACAACCAAGAACAACTCTCGGCAGTTTTGATTCTACTTGCAGATAGCGGGGTTTGTGGTTCACTCATTTAATGTTCTCGCTTTCTTTATATCTGATTTTGAAAATTTTTGGCTTTGCTTTACGACAAATTCAGAAATAAATTGCCTTTGTTTTTCACGGTCGGTAACTTCTTTAGACCAAGCAACAAGATCACAAGAGTTCTCATGAGCATCGCCTATATCATTATGACCATTTGGTGGGAGTTTAATAGATAGAACATCAAGATCAAAATAACGAGAGAGTTTTAAATAATTTTTAATAGAACCCATTAACCCCCTGTTTTCTTTGGAGCCTGTATCGTTATTGCCAGCTATAATGATTTTAGTTAGGTTTATACCAGACAAATAAGAGATAACAGCAGGGCTTGCTGACAAGCCGAATATAACAACTACGTTTTTTATTCCTTGGTCATACAAAGCCATAGCATCTCCAATGCTCTCAGTTAAATAGACTGATTTTTTTAAATGAATAATAGAGTCAATATTGTCTTTGTTTGGTAAAAAACTAGGGTAAATCCAATTATTTTTTTTGCCTATGTGTTTCCATTTTGAAAAATCATTATCGTCAACCCTTCTTCCAGAAAAACCAACAATTTGAGAGTGCCCATTATATATAGGAAATACCATTCTTCTATACATGTTTCCTCCCCCAGCTAAACCAACCTTAAAGTCTCTTTGGGTTTGTTCTGATATCCCTCTTTTCGAATAGAAATTATAATTTGGAAATAGTTTATCCAAAATACTGTTGTCGTAAGTTTTTTCCATTTCTATTAATGCTTTGGGTTTGTATTCAGATATCTCGTCTGGCTTTGCATCTAAAGATTTAAGTATAGATTTGATTTTGTTAGGTTCACCTTTTAAAGTAAGCTCTATTAGGCTTTTTAAAGGCCTGTATCCTTCGCTTTTTATATAATCAGTCCATACTCCAGTATTTTTATATATCTGAATTGCTGTGCGATTATCTCCGTCCCTGTATAAGGCATTGGTCCTCCAGTGATCGCCGCAATCAACAAGTGTGTATCCAATTTCTTGAAGTACTTGTTTAAACATATCAGACATTATTAAAGTTTGGAAGCGAATCTGGTTCTGATGTATCTATATTAGCGCCGCCATCAATTGATCTGGCTATATCTCTTAAATCTCCGCACTCAGTAATATTGAAATTTTTGAACTCAAGATTGACAAAGTTTTTTCTTAGCGTGTCACCTATTTGAACTGGGTCAAGAGCGCCAGAAACGTCTTTACCTAGATGCCTCGATTTAATATTGATGAATTTATGTGTACCGAAACCTCCCCCTTCAATCTCTATCTCGTCGGCAGTCTTGTTTCTAAGAATAAACATATGAGAACAGAACTGAATAATTCTGTCAGACAAAGAAACAATACTCTCATCGTCAACAATGTTTTGTGCATTCCTGTTATTTGTTATTCCGTACCTGTTGGATTGTACAGAAGTAATCATAGATATAATGGGCAACCCGTCGTGAAGTATTTCTTTTTGAACGCATTTTTTAAATTTATCTACCATCTCTCCGACAATTTGCCATTCGTTTTTATTGGCAGAAGATTCACTAGTGGTTTTTATATAGTCGAACGAAAGTATCATACGATTACCTCTTCCTACTTTAGAAAAATAAAACCTTTTTAATGTGTTAACCATTGAGTCGACATCCATACCCCCAACATTATAATAGTAAAACTTAAGGTTTTTTACCTTGTCCCAAGTCTCTCTAACTTTTCTAACCACTTCTTCACCAGCTTGCCTCCATTCACCACTTTCCAATAAATGAGAAGAGACTCCAGATATAGAAGCACACTGTCTCATGATGAGTTCCTCTTTGCTCATTTCTCCATTATCAAAATGTAGAACTGGAACGTCGTATTGAGCGCTAACTTTAGTGGCGTAATGCATACAGAATTGTGTTTTACCAACTCCAGACCTAGCGACTACGACAGTTATGTTCCCAGGCCTTAGAATAGAACCATACATTTCATTTACCTTTGGATGGGGGCCCATCATGCCAAATTCGCTTATTGGATTATTGCCCCTCTCCTCAATAACATCTTCCATCTCATCATATATATTAACTGGAGAATCTTCGCCCACTTCATATAAATTAATCCTTGAGTTATATACATGATCAGCCTTTTCAATTATTTCGTGATAAGTAGTTTCTGGCGAAACGTTTTTCATCTGTCTAGCCATGTCTTGAGCGGCCTTATATATGCCTCTTCTAACTGAAACTTTTTTAAGCTCTTTTGCGGTTTTGATAAGATTTCCTTTAGGGACTTTTCTTAAAGCAAGAGATTTTATATAATCTGCTGGATTTAAGTTGTCTTCAAAAGACAAACCTATAGAAGATATTCTTTGCGCAATAATAACCTCGTCAATCTCTTCGCCACTTTGAATCGCTTGTTTTATTAAGGTAAAAACCGTCTTATGAAGGTTTGATTCTTCTGAATAAAAATCATCGTGATCTATAAAATTTGCTATCTCACAAAACAAATCTGGTTCTTTAATTAAAGCTGCTAATAACTGCTTTTCTAGTTCTAAGTTATAAATCATGTTTTACTTACTTTCAATGATATCGGTTTTTCTAGAGACGAAGTTAGATAAAACGCTTTTTAATCCAATCTCAACGATGGTAGAGCCATACTTTGAATAAATTGTAGGTTCTCCGCGCTCAGAACAAAGGGCTAATATAATACCCTTATATTTATCAGCGCTACCACTAAATTCATAAAGCTGTTGGATAAAGTTTTCTGGTATTGAAAATTCTAATTCTTCTTCTTCTTTTTCTTTCATAAATATATATCTTGATCTTCAAACAGAGATGCGGTTATTACGTCTTTGGGATATATCTCTACCAACTTTATACCATTAAACTGACAGAAGTCAAGTTTCTTTTGGTCCCTTTTTAATTGTTCTAAATATTGAAGTTTTGTTTTGTGAAAGTGTTTAACGTATTTAATATGTTGACCCCCTTGTACTTCTACTGCTATTTTTTTGTTAGCATTATAAAAATCCAAAGATAGTCTTGTCCCAACAATTCTAAACTCTTCAAAAACAATATCGTTCTTCCAATAATCTACCAAAAAGTCTTTTACATTTTTTTGGAATTTGCTTCTACTATTAGTCCCCCAATTAATAAGATATTTTTTAGCGTTTTTT